GGTTTAATCAAAGGTTTAGCTTTATTAAAGATGGATTTGCTAATACATTTGCGTCAATTTTCAAAGGTACAAAAAGTGTTACTGAAGCATTTGGTGATATGTGGTCTAGCGTAATTGATAAAGTTATGGATAAACTTGCAGAAATGGCTGCCTCAAAAGTATTCGGATTCATTACAGGTGGCGGTGGAGGCGGACTTCTAGGAGGTATCGGTGATTTCTTTGGTGGTATTTTCCACAACGGTGGTACAGTACCCGGCCCAATCGGGCAAGAACGCTTAATCTTAGCGCAAGCAGGCGAAACAGTATCCCCTATAGGCTCAAACACAGGCTCTAGTGGTGGAGGATACAGCACAGCTAATATAAGTGTTAACTTAGATGGAAAAACCATCGCACAAGCCGTGAAACAACCCTTAGTAGACACAATTAGAATAACAGGAGGTGCGCGCTTCTAATGAAAGCAATTATAGGTGGAACAACTTACAGCATCAAAATTAACACTTTTCGAGCAGAGGACACTATTGAGATGCGTGCCACCTGTTCATTTTCTATCCCAGACAAACAAAATGAATATACTTTCAAGAAAGGTCAACCTGTTACAATAATAGATGACAAAAATAATGATGAGCAAATATTTGCAGGTTTCCTTGAAACTAGCGATAAGTACCCCTTATCAAGCAGGCAAGCTAACGCATATATGCACGATATAGTTTGTATTGATATGCATTATCTAGCTGATAAGAGGCGTATAAGCTATGCAGCAAGGAATAAATTAGCAGGAGATATTGTTAAGGATATAGTTGACCAAAAACTTGTTGAGGAGGGTGTGTATTACAGTAAAGACTTAAATTTTGTTGAAACTACAACAGCAGATTTCTCAACTGGCACATTATCAAATGTAGTTGCTGAAAATGATAGTTTGAGATTAGATAAAACCGGCTCTGATGTAACTGACATTGAAACTACAACAGCAGACTTTGCAGAAGGAACTCTGACTGATGTAGTGGCAGTTAATGATGGGTTGGAGTTGGCTAATAATCCTGCGTTAAGTTTTGATGGTGTTGATGATTATGTTATTTTTAATTCAATTCCGACAACTAATACAGATAATATAACTGGCGAATGTATTATAAAGCCAAATGATGTTTCTTCTACACAAAGAATTTTTTATTTAGGCGATTCCGGTACAAACGGTTGGGGTTTGTATATTATTAATGGAAATATACAAATATTATGTGGTGGCGAAGGTTTTGCCGATAGCGGTTATTCTGTCAGCATAGATGAACTATTAAAAATAAAAATTGCTAGAGATAGTGGAACTTGGCGTATTTGGATTAATGGGGTTGAACAATCTGTTTCTGGAAACCCAATTATAGCAACACCATTAACTGATGAATTTACATTAGCTGGTTATGATAATTATAATGGTATGATTGACGAAGTAAGAATATGGGAAGTTGTTAATACAACTTATGATTTAAATTCAGAATTAACAGGCAATGAAACAGGGTTAGTAGCATATTACAAAATGAACGAAGGTAGTGGCTCAACTCTAACAGATAGTGCAGGAACTAATGACGGGACAATAAGTGGTGCAACTTGGACTGATAATTACATCAGTTGGAATTTAGATGGCACAGGCACACGCCAATCCCCACAACTAGACTCATCACCTGCTGGCACTATTGAAAGCGGCACGATAAGTTGGGTAGAAACACTTAACTCACAGACTATCACAATACAAACCTCAACTGATGGTGGCTCAACTTGGGATACCTGCACTAATGGTGGCTCAATACCAAACCTTACTGACAGCACAAGCACTCTCGATGTAAGGCAAATGCTTGAAACTACTGATACAACTGTTACGCCTAGATTAGAGAGTTTAGAGGTTGAAATACTATCACCTTACGAAACAACAGGTTATCGCATAAGTAAGCCTTTTGACTTATCACCTGCTGTTGAAGATGGAGGTAGCACAATTAGCTGGCAGGAAACCGCACCAACTAACACTTCTATCACAGTTGAAACTAGCACGGATGATGGGCAAACTTGGGATACAGCAACAAATGGGCAACCAATTCCTAACCTGCCGACTGATTTACAAGGCGTAGAGTTGAAGTATAAGTCAACACTTAACACAACTGATACAAGTATAACACCTACTTTTGATGAAGTTAATATTGATGTATTAACAGATAATGCTTCTATTGAAGACGGCACAGAAATACTTGAAACTAGAGCTAATTTTGTACCGACAGAACAATTAATATCAAGTGTAGCAGATAAGATGAACTTTTGGTGGAAAATAGACTCTGATAAAGTGTTGCATTTCAAAAGTAGAGATAGCGAGCCTGCGGATTGGCAGTTAGAGCCACAATATATTAGAGGGCTGCCGACTGCTAAGACGGGCAATCCACTCTATCGCAATCAACAACTTGTCAAAGGCCCAATTGGTATCACAGAGGAGCAGGTTGATGTTGAGCGTGGAGATGGTGATAAAAAAGCTTTCCCTGTTAGTTTTCCAATAGCAGAGGAGCCGACTATTGAAATATCAATTAATGGTGGTGCTTGGCAGACTCAAACTGTTGGTAGAAAAGGTGTTGATGATGGTTTCCAATGGTATTGGGAGAAAGAGTCTGATATTATCACACACGATAATGCTGAAACTAGATTAACTAGCAACGATAGAGTTAGATGCACATTCATTGGGCAGTTTAAAATTGTAGCACAAACTTATGACCCTAATCTGATAAGCAAACAAGCTGACATTGATGGCACATCTGGAATAGTTGAGGACGCTATAACAGTTGGGAATGTTGAAGGTAGAGAAGCTGCAATTGAAATAGGAAATAAGAAAATACAAAAGTACGGTGTGGACAGCAAAGAGTTGAAGTTTCAAACTAGAAGAAGTGGACTCAAAGCAGGCCAGTTGATAACAGTTAGAAACCTCGATGCAATGGATATAGCAGATGGTGAAAAATTACTAATAACAAAAACATCTACTTTTGATGAAAATGGTCAAATATTCTATGACATTGAAGCTGTCAAAGGACCTAAGCACAAAACTTGGGAAGAATTCTTCATGGAATTAACTAAGCGTGCTGAATTAGTAGTCAGCGAAGGAATAGGTGGAACTGAAATATTAATCATTCCTATTGACTTTAGCAAAACTTGGACATATGCAGAGAATCCTAATATATTTAGGCAACTCAAAGCAGATGGTACTTGGCAGGCAGATGGCACATACACGCCTAATTTTGAGCCTAACGATAGAGTAACACATATAGCTTGGTTTAATGGCGATACAGAACTGGGTAGGCAAGAGAGGACACAACAGGATGTTAACACAGCTGATAGAGTTGATACACTAACTTATCTTGGTCCAAATAGTGCTAATGAAAATATAACACATTTTGGCTGGATAGGTGGATTTAGAGCGACAGAACAAGTAGGTACAGGTGTGTTAATTGACAAACAACCGTATGATTTGATTAAAAAGGAAACCGAAGCACTGCAAATATCACGCTCAGATTATAGTTGGGCATATTAAAGGAAGGTGATTAGATGGCAACTGTTAGAATACAAGATGGTGGAGCAACAAGAAGTATAACAATTGATGGCACAGAGGTTAGTCAATATGTAACAGAATACAATGCAGACGCGAAAACTGGCACAACTCCAATGATACTAATGGAGGTTGATGCAGGCACAGAAATAGTTTTTGAAAATGCAGAGGTTAAGTGGAAATTTAATTTTCCAGATGAGGTTAAAATTAGACGAGCAATGTATCAAACTTTGAAGCAGGAATTTGAGGTGAGCGGATAATGGCAGGAGCTTGGGTAGAATCGGATTTAGTTTCAGCGGTAAATTTAAATGAAAAAGGTAAAGAAAATGCAATTAATGCTGTGTATCCAGTTGGCAGTATATATATAAATGCAAGTAACGGCACAAATCCTGCTACATTGCTAGGTTTTGGAACTTGGGAAAGATTTGGTGAAGGTAGAGTATTAGTCAGCCAAGATAGCACAGATGCGGATTTTGATGCAATTGGCGAAACTGGTGGAGAAAAAGAACATCAAATAATTGAAGCTGAAATGCCTGCTCATAGCCATCCATATAC